ATGATCATCGTAAGTTTGTTAACTTTAAAGCACTTAACCAAAATAGAAGAGTCTTTCTTGATCAGTTAAGAAAGCACAACATGATTATGGATATTATACCCGGAAATCATGACACTTATTATAAGAATACAAACGAGTTAAACGCATTAAAAGAATGCTTAGGTCATTACATGAATGAAGTTCATATTATTATGGAACCTACAGTAATGCAATATGGTTCTTTAAGTATGGCTTTACTTCCATGGATATGTGCAGATAACTATGAACCATCTATGAATTTTATAAGAGACTGTAAAGCAGACTGGCTAGGTGCACATTTGGAATTGGCCAACTTTGAAATTGGTAGAGGTATATTGGCGCCGCATGGTATGGATGCCAAGATATTTAAAAAGTTTGAACAGGTATTATCTGGTCATTATCATACAGCATCTCGAAGAGACAATATCTGGTACTTAGGTAATCCTATGGAGTTCTTTTGGTCTGATGCACATGATCCTAAGTTCTTTCATATACTTGATACAGAATCAAGGCAGATAGAAAAGATACAAAATACTTACACATTATTTGAAAAAATTGTGTACAATGACAAAGAAATGGATTATAATAATTATAATAAAAACTTATCTAAAAAATTTGTAAAGGTTGTAGTTTCAGAAAAGACTGATCCTTTTACCTTTGATAGGTTTATAGACAACATTCAGAACCAAGACATTTATGAATTAAAGATTGCAGAAAACTTTAATGAGTTTATGGGTGCTAATGTAGATGATGAAGAAGTGAATTTTGAAGATACTACAGAAATAGTTGATTCTTACATTGAAGCAGTTGATACTGATTTAGATAAAGATAAAATTAAAATTCAAATGAGAGAATTAATGACTGAAGCACAGGCACTTGAAATAGCATGATAATTTTTAAATCGATTAAATATAAAAACTTCTTATCTTCTGGTAACTATTTTACAGAGATAGCTTTAAATAAAAGTAAATCAACTCTTATAGTTGGTCAAAATGGTGCAGGTAAATCTACAATGTTAGATGCCATTTCGTTTGCATTGTTTGGCAAACCACACAGAAAGATTAGTAAAAACCAATTAATAAATTCCATCAATCAAAAACAAGCGTTGGTTGAAGTAGAGTTTTCTATAGGAAAAGCGCAGTTTAGAATTGTACGAGGTATAAGACCAAACACGTTTGAAATATGGAAAGATGGTAATATGATTAATCAATCATCGCACGCTATGGAATACCAGAAGATCCTCGAACAAAACATTCTGAAACTCAATCACAAGAGTTTCCATCAGGTGGTTGTATTAGGTTCTTCCTCCTTCATACCTTTCATGCAACTCAATGCTGGACATCGTAGGAATGTTATAGAGGATCTTTTGGACATTAATATATTTTCAAAAATGAATATCTTATTACGGGAAAGAAACTCTATATTAAAAGAAAACATTAGTAAAATAAACAACGACACAAATATTGTAAAGAGTAAGATAGAACAACAAACTAAGTATATAAAAGATATTGCAGCTCTTACTGAAGAAAATAAAGGTAAGTACGAAAAACAAATTAAAGGCGGTAAAGAAAAGATAAAGAAGTTACAAGATGAAAATAATAATATTAGTAAACAACTTGAAGAAAGCACAGCCGCAGAAGAATTAAAAGATATACAGAAAGAAAAGAATAAAGCGATAGCACACATTGCTGAAATAAAGCAAGAAATGAAAACAATTGCCAAGCGTGGATTATTTTTAGAAAAGAATGATGTATGTCCTACGTGTGATCAAACTATCGAAAATAAAGATAAACTTATATTTGATACTAAAAACGAAGCTTATCAGGTACAGTCAACCTTGAATATGGTTCAAGATGATAGTACAACTATCGATAGAAAAATAATAAAATTAGAAGAAATCATGAAAGGCATCAAAGAAAAAACTGATACCTTAAATGCAAATAATAGAGAGATAGTATCAATTAATCAAAGCAATGAAGAGTTACAAACATATCTAGAGTCAGAAGTTTCTGCAGATCTTACAGGTGCTAAACAAGATTTAGAAACAATGAACAACGACAAAGAAAGCTTATTCGAAGAAAAATTAAAACTTAACGAACAGTTTGGATATAATAACGTTATTGCTGAAATGTTAAGAGACACTGGAATTAAAACAAAAATAATAAAGCAGTACTTACCAACAATTAATAAACTTGTTAATCAATACTTACAAGTACTAGATTTCTTTGTATCATTTAATCTAGATGAGAACTTTAATGAGACGATAAGATCAAGACACAGAGATGATTTTACTTATGATTCATTTAGTGAGGGTGAAAAACAAAGAATTGACTTATCTTTGCTATTTACTTGGAGACAGATAGCAAAGATGAAAAATTCAGTATCAACTAACTTATTGGTACTTGATGAAACATTTGATTCATCGCTTGATCATGATGGCATAGAAAACTTATTAAAAATATTATATACTCTAGATGCTGATAGTAATACTTTTATTATATCACACAAAGGAGATATATTAGATGGTAAGTTTGAATCAAAAATAGAGTTTTATAAAGACAAAAATTTCTCTAGGATAAAAAATTAAATGTTTACTTTTTTAAAAAACTGTGATATAATATACTATAAAATTAAGAAGGAAGGTTTATAATGGAACTATGTGAAAATACTTTAAATGTTCTTAGAAACTTTTCTGGCATTAATCAGAACATAATGATTAGGTCAGGAAATAATATTAAGACTATGAGTGAAACAAGAAACATGATTGCTACTGCAGATGTTTCTGAACAATTTGCCAAAGACTTTGGCATATATGACTTAAATGAATTTATTGGAGTAATGGGTCTAGTAGATACTCCAAACCTAAAGTTCGAAGATGACTTTGTTGTTGTTTCCGATTCGTCAGGTAGATCTAAAATAAAATATTTCTATGCTGCAGAAGAAACATTGACAACTGCCACTAAGGACGTTAAAATGCCTGAAGCAGATTGCAAGTTTGTATTAGATAATGATACACTTAACAAGTTAAAAAAAGCTGCATCAACTTTAGGTCACAGTGAGGTATCAATTCAAGCTAAAGATGGTGTGTTAAGTTTGTCAGTCGTTGAGAATCAAAACGCAACATCAAATACTTTCTCGATTGATATCGATGGTGAGTTTAAACAGGACGCTGTATTTAATTTCATCATAAGTATTTCAAATCTTAAGATCTTACCCGGTGACTATGACGTTGAAATATCATCTAAATTAATAACGCAATTTAAGAATAAAGAACTACCTTTAACTTACTGGATTGCACTTGAAAAATCTTCAACATACGGAGCATGACATGTCAGATAATTTAACTCAACTTAAAGATCTTGCCAATAAAGCAAGTAGAAGTACAGTAGCAGTAATTGATGCTGTAACTCAAAGAGGTGGATTCAAAGGCGAAGAGCTTTCCACCATAGGCGGTCTCAGAGACCAGTGCATTCAAATCATTCAAATTAGTGAGGCACTTCAGCAAGAAGATGCAATGAATGATAAGAGTGAACAGAAACCAGAAGAAAAGAAATAATGAGTTCTGAGTTTCTATGGGTTGAAAAGTACAGGCCTCAAAAGGTATCAGATACCATCTTACCTGAATCTTTAAAACAAACCTTCCAAAAGATAATCGACGGTAAAGAACTTCCTAATATGTTGTTCACAGGTACCGCCGGCTTAGGTAAGACTACCGTGGCTCGAGCTCTATGTAATGAGCTCGGCTGCGATTATATCTTAATCAACGGTTCTGAAGAAGGTAACATTGATACGTTAAGAACCAAGATAAAACAATTTGCGTCATCTGTCTCACTACAAGGTGGCTTTAAAGTTGTAATACTCGATGAAGCCGATTACTTAAACCCACAATCAACACAACCAGCATTACGTGGATTTATCGAAGAGTTTTCAAATAACTGTAGATTTATCCTTACATGTAATTTTAAAAACAGAATTATCGAGCCACTTCATTCTAGATGTGGTGTGTATGAATTTAACACATCCAAAAAATCTATGGCTGAATTATGCCAATCATTTATGGCTAGATGTAAAACTATATTAGATAATGAAAAGATTGAACACGACGACAAAGCTTTAGCAGAACTTATAATTAAGTTTGCTCCAGACTGGCGTAGAGTATTAAACGAATTGCAGAGATATTCCATCAACGGTAGGATAGACTCTGGTATTATCAACAACTTACAAGATAAAAACTTTGATGATTTATTCTCTCATTTGAAAAATAAAAATTTTAAAAGTATGCGATCTTGGGTTGTAAACAATATAGATACAGATGCAAGCGCTATTTTTAGAGCCATTTATGATAGGATGTCAGATAAAGTTGCACCACAATCAATTCCACAGCTCGTTCTTCTGCTTGCAGACTACCAATATAAAAATGCATTTGTCGCTGACCACGAACTGAACGTGGTTGCGTGTTTAACGGAGGTAATGTCAGATGTTCAATTCAATTAAACTAACACTATACACACAAGAAGATTGCGGTTATTGTAAACTTTTAAAAAAGAAATTAGTCGAATGGAATTTTGATTTTAGAGAAGTGAATATTAGCCATGATCTCTTTGCAAAAGATTTCTTAAAAGAAAAAGGTCATCGTACAGTTCCACAGCTTTATTGGAATGATACACATGTAAATAAGTTACCTACTACTGAATTAACATATGAACATGTTTGTGCTGAATTAGATTATGAAAATTATATTGGCGGAGTTGAAAATTGGGGAACAGCACAAAGAGCATAGCTATTATCGGTGGTGGTGTCGCTGGCATAACCACCGCATACTTCCTAGCAAAAAAATATAAAGTTGTATTATTTGATCCTAACGGTGTTGCTGAACAATGCAGTTATGCTAATGGTGGTCAACTTTCTGTTTGTAATGCAGAAGTATGGAACAGCTATGACAATATAATCAAAGGCATTAAATGGTTAACACAACCTGATGCGCCGCTTGCTTTTAGACCAGACCATTGGTCTTGGTCCAAAGTTAAATGGATTGCTGGTTTTATTGGTGCAACCATAACTAATAAGTATGATTATAATACACGTAGGACTATCGAATATAGTTTAAGATCTCGTAGGCTACTTAAAAAATTAATGAAAGAAATAGACATTGACTTTCATCATAATGACTGTGGCATACTACACATATATAAAAATCAAAAGTCTTGGGATAAAGCACAAAGAACTTTAGATAGATTTAAAGATACTGGTTGGGGTAGAGTTAAAACAAAAACAAATCTTATAAAGTATAATATTAAATCAAATGACGTAATAGGTGCTACCATTACAAAGGCTGATTCAGTTGGTGACATACATGCCTTTTGTACTAATCTATCGACTTATATGTTATCTAGTAAAGATTATGATTACAGTTTTCGTATCAATAAAATTGTACGTAACGAAAATGAAGTGTTTTGGTCAAATCCAAGAGACATGGCAATAAGTATTGAAACACTTAAAAAAGATTATGATGAAGTAATAGTATGTGCTGGAGCATATACAAAAGCGTTCTTACCGAATTTAAACATATATCCTATTAAAGGTTATTCTATAACATATAAAAATACTTATGAAGCTCCTACTATATCTGTACTTGACGACGATAAAAAGATTGTAGCTTCGCATTTTGGTAATAATGTATTTAGAGTTGCTGGTACAGCAGAACTTGCTGGCTGGAACCATGATGTTAGAGAAGACAGAATTAAACCCTTAGTCGATTGGGTAAAAGAAAATACTTTCGTTAATAAAGATGACTATGAGAAATGGGCATGTTTAAGACCAATGACACCAAATATGTTACCTGTGGTTGGTAAAGTAAAAGGCCTATGGGTTAATAGCGGAGCAGGACATTTAGGTTGGACTATGGGAATGGCTCTCGCAGAAAAATTAACAAAGGATATATAATGGAAACAGAGATGTTAAATCAATTTGTAACTCAACTTGCAATGTGTGAGTTATTATCAGCACACAGTATAATACAACCATCTATAGCATTTGAATGTTTACAAATTGAAAACTTTATAAAAGAATCATACTTCGATAATAACTATGAAGCATTTATAAAATGGTGGGACGCTACGATAGTTCCTGTCGTCACAGAATTACAATCAATGGTAGAAAAAAATGAATCCCTTTGAATATTGCAACGCAATAAATTATACTAAGAAAGATATTATGATAGATGATATTGCTGAAAAGGCATATTCGCCGTACATGGTCAATCGTCAGTTATCATACTTTCCTGATACAGTCTTAGCTGCAAATGAAATGAATCGTAATCATCATATTGACAACCGCCTTCAATTTGACTTTTTTATAAATATAATTAGAAAGCGTAAAAGGTTTTCTAAATGGTTCAAGCCAGAACTAATTAGTGATTTGGAAGTAGTTAAAAAGTATTATGGCTATAGCAACGAAAAAGCACGTCAAGTTTTAACTCTCCTATCCACTGAACAGATAAATGAATTGAAAAATAAGGTGGCCAAAGGTGGAAGAAAATAAGATTGTAGAATGGACTCCAAGCAACATGCTTGAGGTGACATTAAACGAACCGGACGATTTCCTTAAAATAAGAGAAACACTTACAAGAATTGGTGTAGCATCACGTAAAGATAATAAGCTATATCAATCATGTCATATATTGCACAAACAAGGAAGATACTTTATTGTGCATTTTAAAGAATTATTTTTATTAGACGGTAAGAAATCGAACTTAGAAGAAAATGATGTTGGACGTAGAAACACTATAGCAACGTTAATGAGTGATTGGGGCTTACTAACTGTAGAAAACAAAGAACAGTTACAGCCAATAGCACCGTTAAGACAAATTAAAATCATTTCTTTTAAAGATAAAGACCAATGGGAATTATGTCCAAAGTATAATATCGGTAACGGAACAAAATAAATTTTACGTTACTGGTTTAAATTTGAAAAAAAGATACTATATATATTATAGGATGCCGAATGGTTCGGGTCCGTACAACAACCTTGCTTAACAGGAGGATACTATGACTGGAAACTTTGTTTTCCCAAGAAACGCTTTTTTAGGTTTTGATCACATTTTCGATGCATTGCAGGATATACATACGCATGCAAACGATGGATACCCACCACATAATGTTGTAAGAGACGGCGATAGCAAATATGTTATTGAAATGGCTGTTGCTGGTTTCAAGAAAAAAGACATTGAGATTAAGGTGAAGGAGCATATCCTTACCATCGAAGGAAATAGAGAGAAACGTAGAGAAGCAGATGCATACGTACACAAAGGAATAAGTGCACGTAAATTTGCCAAGTCATTCAGACTGTCGGAATATACCGAAGTAACTGGTGCCGATCTAACGGATGGAATACTAACTGTCAAACTCGAAGTAGTTCTACCAAAGGAGAAGCAGCCTCGTACAATTAACATTCAATAATTAACGAGGATTAAAATGACATCACTAGCCATATCTGCATATGCATGCAGATTCT